TATTGGTTGGCTAAAAAAGGTAAGAGTTTTATTTGTGGAATCAGGCGATGGTTTGGCTTTGATGATAAGCATGATTTTCACGACTACTATCGAGTTTTTGATGAGGATAGTGATTTTGAAACTAAGGCTCTGCCATGCGCTATTGGTATGGGAAGAGCCTGTGGTTGTTCAGACCCTTTCAGGTGTCCGGTTGTAGCGTTAAAATTGGTGGCTAAAGGCCTTTGGGCTGGGCCACAATTTTCTGGTAGAGGTGTGCGATTCAAGCGCGCCAAGAGAAAAGCAGCAACTGGTCCATTATTTGGTTTGGCCATGGGTTTAGCGATCCTCGGTTATAAGTATTACCGAGAGAAAACCCAGAAAACAATTACAGATATGGATTCTGTTAAAGTGCTGAATATTGGAAAGCGTGTTTATCATCGTGTTCCAGTAGATGGACCACTTGGTCGGACTTATGTCTATGCCGAGAAAGGGAGTGAGACTTTGATAGAAGCCAATGAGCAGAAGAAAAGAGAATTGCAGGATGTAGTTAATATGTATATACCACAAAGGGTTAAAGACAAATTGAATAAGATAGAAAATAATATGATTGGAGTAAATTTTGGAGACGAAGTGTTTCAACAAGGTTTTGCTGTCTCCAATTCGAGGTTTTTAGTTCTTGGTCATTATTTGTCTCAACCCGAAAGCTTGCCAGATATGAGTGTTAAAGTTGGTGGCAAGGTTGTTAAAATAGCAAGCACGAATTGTGTTTCTAAATATTATCGAAACACTGATTTATTGGTTGTATCTATAGTTCAAGGTACTCGTTTACCCTGCTCTAATGTAATTGATTATTTTGCTAAGGAGCTGCCAAAACAGAGCGTGGCCGTTTTTAGGCTGCGTAGTCCCATAGTTGGAGCAGCCACCTACAATCAAAATGTAGTTGTATCGAATGTGAAACGTAATGGTTTAGGTGTTGTCGAGATGGTCAATTGCGAGGGTATGTGTGGGCTACCATACATGTTTAGTATAGACACTGATCAAGTTATAGCCGGTATACATTCTGCTGGAGGTGGCCTAAGCTCATATTTTATTCCAATAACCAAAGATATGGTTTCTGATTGTAGTAACCAGGGAATTAGTATGCCAACGCCAGAAATCATAGGAGAAGTTAGTACGGATTTTGTTGGTGATTTGGATGGTTTTGTCTCGTGTGGTAAGACTAGATTTAGATCTAATCTTCCGGACGAAAATGCACATGTTGCTATACCACAATTACATGAAAACAAGAGTGAATTGTGGCAGAAGAAATATGGTTTGTGTAAGTTGGCTAAATTTGTGACTGAAGGAGAAGAAGTTTCTCCAGCACGCGTTCGTTTAGTAAAACTGAATACCGGATTGGAGTTTAAGTTAAAACATGAACCCAAGCCGGTGCCAACAGTTGTTTTGAATGCAGTTGTGGAAGCTATTAAGAGGTTTCCAATAGTCAATAAATACAAACCTGACTACAATGAACTCATAAAAGACAATCCAGATATTGGATGGGTCGGAATGGATCCATCCAAGAGTGCAGGTCCAATGCTTAACACCCTAAAAAGAGATTTGTTAGATGAAGATCTTTTACTTGAGAATTGGGTGCTGGAATTATTGAGCACACTGGAAAAGTCTATTGTGGAGAATAGAGTTTATCCATGTATAGTGAGAGGTTACACACTTAAGGATGAGAAATTACCCCTTGAAAAGGTAGAAACTGGCATGTCTAGGTTATTTGCACCAGATGATGCAATTTTCTATCTTCTATGCAAGAAGTATTTCTTTCCTTTGGTGTGTTTTATCAACATGTATGGACCGGATATTGGAATTATGACAGGATTGACTCCAGAACAAATGGGGAGTTGGTTTGAGAAGATATTCCTTAATAGTGAAGGAAAAGCAGTGGACGCGGATGTTAAGAGTATGGAATGCGGGCACAGTGATCAGAGTATATTATTTTTAATGAATATTATGCTGCGTTGCGGTTTTATTTGCAACGCTAGTGCTAAGCATAAAGTGCACCCGAAACTTCCGCTGTTGAGTGATGATGCTCTTGTTTGTTGGGTTTTGCTTAATATAACGTTACACGGTTATTGTGTGATAGGAGATCAAACATTTGTTTTTAAAGGCGGAGCTTTGGGTTCAGGAAGTCTTTTGACGTTTATTCTTAACTGCTTTATGTTGCTCGCGATTACAGGAACCAATTTCTGGTTAAGTAATCAATTCTCTTTGTTCAAACAAGCATTGATGGACGCAAGTCCAAAATGGATGTTGTTTGGTGATGACTTGGCAGCTCGGATGCCTGTAGAAAAACTACGTGAAGCATATCGTTGGTATGGTTTTGATTGTACAGGAGCGGATAAAGGTGAGTTGAGATTGAGGAGTGTTAAAAAGATTACCTTTTGTGGTAGGAGTTATACTTATCACCCGGAAACGGGCCCTACTATGAAACTTGAATTGGACAGAATTGTTAAAGGAGTCCAATTTACAAAAAAGAGTAAATTTTTGGAGATTTATCCTAATCAGGTTTACTCTTTCCTTATGGAATTGTCCAGACATGAACAAGAAGTCTGGGATAGGATTTTGGAAGTTTATCATATTAATGGAATCTACTTGAAAGATTATATCTCGGGTAGAAATAAGTATTTACAAATGATAGCGGACAAAACCTCTCTTTATCATGAGGTTTTAAATTGGACAGCGACTGTTTCGAACAGCGCTGAGCCGATTTTTAAAGATTAGGAGATTCTCGGTGGGACCGCAGCCGTTAAATGTGGCCACCTGGAGTTGCCTGGGTGCTTATGAAAGCAACGCAACCGTTACTCTAGATCGAGTTCTAAATTTCCATTATACGGACTAATGTGTGGAAATGCTATGCTAGAGTAATGAGAGGTGGAGGACAACAGTTCTATTGGTCAATGTGTGCCACCTTGTAAAATAAGGCTATTGACTGTCCGTGGTCGACTGCAGAACGTGAGTGAGTTGTGCAACAATTCTTTATAGAGGGTTGGGTTTAGACGTTAAAATTTTTCACTTTCTGAAAAAGCTGAAATTGTAGAACAATCAACAGATGTTGAGGATGTTACCCACGAGACTACGTTTGTGGGAGATGTTCCTTTGGAACAAGAAATTGAAGATGTTGGAGGTAAAGTATTTTCCAATGTCATGTATGAAATGCCCCCTGAGTTGCAGCGACCAGTGATGTTTAATTTACCATCCTGGACTTCTGCAATGCAGACGGGAGAAGTAGTAAGCTTTGAGACTTATCCATCTGGTATATTCAATCGTGTCCAGAATTTGAGAATGCGTTTAGCAAATAGATCTCTGTTTGCATGCGACATCTCTGTTAAGGTGTATGTTCAGTCTGTTGCCAAACAGGCTGGTGCGTTAGTACTCACTATGAGTCCTATGTCTAAGCGCCCTACTAACATATACGAAGCTATGAGTGGTCCACATGTTGTTCTTAATGCTGGAGCTCATGTTAGTGGTGAAATTATTGTGCCTTATGTGCGCGACACGAGAACGATGGTCGTTAGGGCTTATGGTACGGGGTTAGCAGAAGAACTTTTTGATTTTGTTGACTGCCAGTTAATGGTTCTATCTCCCCTGCAAGTTACAGATGGTACAGACGTGAAGTTGGTGTGTGTTGCTCAAATATTAAATCCTGTTTATACGGGTTCTGGTTTTGTTGATATTCCCATTGTTAATCAAGGTAAGAAAACTGCCAAACCAACTACAGTAGACCCTAAACCAGCCTCTAGTAGTAAGGAAAAAGACCCGGTTGGAAAGCCGAGCCGTCCAGAACAATATGCTAAGGCTGCAGCTAACACCCTTAATACAATAGCGGGTGCGGCAGTAACTGTAGGAAAGATTATAGGTACTGGTCTTGAAATAGCAGCAATGATAGGTTTGTCCAAACCAATGGTGGAACATAAAATTACACCAATGGGTTCTGTTCGAGATTTATTCATGACTAATGGTGATGGCCAGTTTTGTGGATATAATATGAGTGTGTACCAAGATGCTAAAACTATAGCTCATCCGTTGGTGTTTGGTAAAGAAGATCCTATGGACATATCAAATATCGCGGCTAGGTCGGGTTTAGCAGGGACTTTCGAATGGTCGGACACGGATGGTGCAGGCGACGTTTTATGTCGTGTTCCCATTACACCAGGAGTGTCTACATTCAAGAGTGTTAACAAAGTGCATCATACACCTCTTTCATTGTTATCACATCTCTTTAGGAGATGGAGAGGTAAGATAAATATGCGTATTCGTTTGTTTGTTACCCCTTTTCATGCAGGCCAGTTGGAGATTATTGCTAATTACGGCTCGCTAGCATCAGTTAATACGGAGAGTAGAGCTGCATGTTGTCACCGATGTGTTTTAGACATTTCAAACAATAATATAGTTGAGTTGAATTTAGGATTTTACTACAATTCTCCTGTTGAGGAGACTGTAGCAGTGCCATTTAATGGCTCTTTTCCGGATTGTTTGTTTATTCGGTGCTTATCTCAATTAAATGCGACGAGTGATGTTAGCCCTGTTGTTTATGGTACTGTAGAAGTATGGAGTGACGATATAGAGTTTGGTGTTCCCGGAATAAATGAATACCATGTCCCTGCCCAGGTGTTGAACCAAGGCATATTTGCCGATTCCCTCTTACATACCATTGAAGATGGTAAAGTTAATTTGTGTGATGATTGGGATGTAAATATGCAATTATGGGATAGGTTTATTGCTGGTGAAAGGATTAACAATTTACGTCAAGTTACTAGAAGGATGATGGTAGCGAGTAATGGAGCTAGTCTGACAATTGACAATGTTAGCCCTATAGCTATAATGGAGAATGTGCCATGGCTCTCTGCCGCGCGGCAATTATTCGTGTTCCAGATAGGAGGATGGAGAGTTGGTCTGTATGATCCCGTTGGCTCTAATATAATCACTTATAGTGATGCGGGACAAGGCAACAACTCAATCCTATCTGGTTATGCAACCATCATCGCTCATGACGATGAAAATTATTCACCTGTACAAATGAACCTACCCAACATGTACAAATACGGTGTTTGGGTAATGGATGATGTCGGAAGTTATAATGACAAATCATTCGCTTTGAGGGTTATTCCTCAAAATAAGAAATATATCGTTACACTGAGTCTAGCTGATGATGCTACATGGGGTGGTTTGAATTATATATCGTATGATTCAATCTCTGTGTATATTCCTCAAAGACCTGCGAATTTGTTGAGTGTTCGTTAGAGAGTGTAAAAGGATTTGGACTTGATAGTCCAACAAGAAAAAGAGTTAAAATTAGAAAAAGTTAGGAGAAAAACCAAAAGTTTTAAAGGTGTTTCGTTCTGAGCGTTGAAGGCCAGG